TGATCCAGCTGTGATCGCCGCCAAGATTCAAGAACTGACGGGGCGCTTCACCATTGAGACATTGGCGTTTGACCGTTGGCGCATCGCTGACCTGCAGCGTGAGCTCAACAATGTTGGGTGCACAGTGCCACTGCTGCCGCATGGCCAAGGCTTCAAGGATATGTCGCCAGCAGTGACCATGCTGGAAAGCATGGTGGTGGAGCAGCGGTTGCGGCATGGCGGGCATCCAGTGTTGACCTGGAACGCTTTCAATGCGGTGGTGACGCGTGACCCGGCTGGCAACCGCAAGTTAGACAAGGCCAAGTCCATCGGCCGCATTGACGGCTTGGTGGCTTTGGCCATGGCCTTCAGTTGCATGCGTGGGGAGCAAGCCAAGCCATTTGATGTGATGGCAATGATTGGTTGACACATGCAAGCCACATCCGGCAAATATGTGGAGTTGTTCACTGGTGACAGCAAGGCGCTCAATGTCATGGTGGTGGACGACAACGGCAATGCCATTGACTTGACCAATGCTGTTGTCACCTGGCAGTTGGCGGCCAACAACTGGAAGAGCGATCCAGCGGCCACAGCAATCATAACAAAAAGTTCTGCCACTGCAGGGCAGATCACCTTGGCATCAGGCTCCTTCACCGTCAACATTGTTTCTGCTGACACGGCAGGCCTGACAGAAGGCAGTTATTATCAAGAAGCGCAAGTGACCTTGAGCGATGGCACCATTGGCACGCCATTGACTGGCACCGTCAAGATCAAGCCCAACCTGATTGCACCGCACTGAAATGCAGCAAGTGGATTACCCATCACCCAAGCTGATTAGCACTCTTGGCAATCAATATCTCGGCAGCACAGAAACGGCCATTGTGGTTGACTTGATCGCCAGTGTGGGTCCGCGCGTGGTGTTGGAGATTGGCACCAACCTTGGCGCCACCGCACGCGCCATTTTGGACACTGTTCCAGGGCTGCAGCGTTACATTGGCATTGATGTGCCGTCCCAATACATTCCACGTTTGGGGTGCCAGCGCGATGAAGTGCCGTTCATGGCCGGACGGCATGCGGCGAGTGACAGCCGCTATTGGTTGTTGTTGACAGATTCAGTGGAATTGACGCCAGCAGACCTGGAGCCGGTGGATGCCGTGTTCATTGATGGCGATCATAGCGCGGTGGCGGTGGGCCATGACAGTCAGCTGGCGCGTCAGCTCATGCGCAGCGGTGGCATCATCATCTGGCACGATTACAACAATCCAGCCGTGGAAGTCACAGCCACACTGGATCGACTGGTTGAGCAAGGCTGGCCAATCTTTGCCATTCGCGGCACTTGGCTGGCGTTCATGAGGAGCTGACATGACAAAGATTTTCATCCGCCCCAAGGAACTGGTTGATGCGCCATTGTTCCGGCGTGACAGCCTGCCAGGCAACAGTTTCATTCGCTTCATCACTGCCAATGCTGTTGCCGGAGTGACCCACAAGTTGCCCTATGAAGTTGCGGCGGCGATGTGGCCATCGGATCGGGACGTGATCGAGCTGACGCGCGCAGCGTCAGCTCCGGCGATGGTGGGCCAGGTTGGTTGGGCAGCGGAATTAGTGCACAAGGTGGTGATCGATGCATTGGCGGCATTGGGCCCAGCTTCTGCAGCAGCGCAGATCATCCAGCGCGGACTGGTGTTGAGCTTCGATGGTGCCGGCGTGATCTCCGCGCCAGGCTTTGTGGCGGGTGCGGGTAATGCTAGCTTTGTTGCTGAAGGCGCGCCCATTCCGGTGCGGCAATTGGCCTCCACAGCAGCCACGCTCAATCCGCACAAGCTGGCAGCCATCGCGGTGCTGACGCGCGAGTTGATTGAATCGTCCAATGCGGAAGCGGCAATCACTGATGCGTTGATCAAGTCTGCTGGCGCGGCGCTGGACGCAGTGTTCTTCGACGCCAATGCAGAAAGCGCGGCGCGGCCAGCAGGCATGCGCAATGGGGTGACAGCAATCACTCCATCTGGCGCCACAGACCTGTGGCAGGCGGCATTTGAAGATGTGGCCGCGCTGATCAATGCCGTTGCGCCAGTAGGCGGCAATGGACCTTACATTTTCATTGGTTCGCCGGGACGGGTGTTGGCTATGCAATTTCGTTTCAACATTGATGATGCTGCCGCCCCAACACCATTGTTTTATGCTTCCACGGCTATGGGCAATGATCTGGCGGTGCTGGCGCCATCTGCGCTGGTGGCCGCCGCATCACCCACGCCAGACGTAGAGACTGCGACCGCAGGCACCTTGGTGATGGACACCGCTCCCGGTCCAGCAGGCACGACAGGCCCAGAGAAGTCGATGTTCCAAACTGACAGCATGGCCATCAAGGTGCGTTGGCCGTTAGCTTGGGCAATGCGTGACTCGCGCGGCTTCGCCTGGTTGACGCCAAACTGGAACCCAGGTTGATGGCGTATGAAGCACGCAACTTGGGCTGGTTTCACTGATTCAGACCTGCAGCCAGTGGTTGGCGCTGAGCTGACTGCGACAGGCTGGCGCGGCATCACCGCAGATGGTGAAATCCTAGAGGTGCAATCTAGCACAGGCGTGCCGGACTCGATCATGATGTTTTCTGCCGGTGAGTTAGTCGGCCAGCGCAAAGTCAGTGCGCAGATTGTTTCCGTCACTGATTACCTAGACGCATTCAATGCTTCTGCCGTGCTGCATCGCAACAATCATGATGCGGAAGCGTTGACCGCTATTGAACAGGCCATCGCCATTGTGCCAACTGCGCGCGCGCGTTTCAATCGCGCAATGATTCTATTGGCGCTGGGGCATTGGCTGGAAGGCTTTGAAGAGTTCGAGCTGTGCGAACGCGAGCCACCATTTCAGCGTCCAGCAATGGCTGCAGCATTGGCGCTGGGCAAGCAGCCATGGCGTGGTGAGTCGCTGGAAGGCAAACGATTGTTGTTGTTGCACGATCATGGCTTCGGCGACACCATCATGATGTTACGGTTCGTTGAGATGCTGCGGCGGCATGGCGCCCAAGTCATTCAATGCGTGCCGGCGGAGCTGGAATGGCTGGCGTTGCAATTCGGTGATGTTGTTGATTTGCACTGTCCGTGCGACTATTTTGTTTCTTATTTGCAGCTGTTGCGCTGGCTGAGAATAGTGCCAGCCAGTGTGCCGGTTGAACCTTACATCCGTGTCAGTGGTGACTGGAAGGCGCATTGGCGCCAACAGCTGGGACCCGCGCAGCACAAGCGTGTTGGTGTGGCTTGGTCAGTGCGGACAGAACACTCTGGCGATTTTCCACGTCCAGTGCCGTTGCAACAAATTGCTGTTTGGTTTCCAGACGCGGAATTGCATTCTGTGCAAACGCAAGGTGCCGAAGAAGCGGCTGCCAACGGTGTGGCGACGCACGAGCTGATGGATTTCGCTTCCACGGCTGCATTGATGATGCAAATGGATGAGATCGTGACGGTGGATACAGCGGCAGCGCATCTGGCTGGCGCCATCGGCCACCCCAATGTCACGCTGATGTTGTCGCAATGGCATTCCTGGCGCTGGCACGAAAATCCATTTTATCCGCATGTGCGCATTGTTGAGTCCGGGAGATAGCCCATGCCAATGAAACCGCACAAGGGCGAAAGCCAGTCTGACTTTATGGCGCGCTGCATGCATGAAGTCTATGGGCCAGGCGCGCCGGCAGATCGCACGCAGGAGCAAGCTGTGGCAATCTGTTTCAACTACTGGCGCACAGAACACGGAGGCTCCAAGATGCTAACCAAGCAAGACGCGCCAGATCCAGATCCAGATGAGGAAGAAGATGATTTTCTAGATCGCTGTTTGGATGAAGTGTCAGAAGACAACCCAGACATGCCGGAAGACGAAATCAATGACGCTTGCCAAGCGGCCTGGGACGATTATCAAGAAACCAAAAGCGCAACTGCCAAGCCGGGTGTGATAATTTATCGCACACATTCGGAATCAGTTGAGGGCACCAACTTTGTGTTGTCAGATGAAACTGTTGACCGCATGGGTGAGGTGATTTCGGCTGATGGGTGGAGCCTGGACAGTTTCAAGCGCAACCCAATTGCGCTGTTCAATCATCGGTCAGACTTTCCCATTGGACGCTGGCACGACTTGGCCATCAAGGATGGCAAGTTGAAAGGGCGCTTGGAATTGGCGCCAGCCAGAACATCGCCACGCATTGATGAAGTTCGCAAGCTGGTGGAGGCTGGTATCTTGCGGGCGGTGTCGGTTGGTTTCCAACCCTCCAAGAAAGAACCAATAGACGAAAAGGCTAATGAATTCTTTGGGCCGTTCCGCTATCTCAAGCAGGAACTGGTTGAGTGTTCACTGGTGTCAGTGCCAGCAAATCCCAATGCGCTGGCATTGGCTAAGAGCATGCAGATTTCCCCTGAAACAATCGACACTGTCTTTGCCGGGTCCGGCAAGCGAGACAATGGCGTGCGGCGCAGGGCTCACGGCGGGTCCGCCAGAACTAGAACTAACGGCAAAGACAGGAGGGGCGCGATGTCGCTCGCTCAACGCATTATTGATGTGCAGGGGCAGATCGTAGAAAAGCGGGATGCTCTCAAGGCCCATGTTGACAACATGGATGACTCCAACGTCAGTGACACTGATATGGAGACCACGCAACGACTCAACAATGACATCACGCAGCTGGAGCGCACCCGGCTGATGCTTGTTGAGTCTGAGAAGAACCTCGGCGCAGCAGAAGAAAAGGACGGCAACAAGCCTAAGTTGCCCGCCGTTTACAACAATGGCGGTGGCAGCGGTAATGGCAGCAGCCTCAAGAGGGCAGAAATGCCAATCACTTCCACCATTGGCAAGAAAGAGCTTGACATGCTCGACTTGCTGGTGCGTGGCGCCACCATCGCTTATGTGGCTAGAACCCGTGGCCATGACCTGCAACGTGCACGGCAGGAAATCTATGGTGATGATGAGCCGACCAAGTTCATGATGGAAATGGTCACTCGTGCAGCCAGCGCGCCAGCCCTGACAACGGTGACAGGGTGGGCGGCGGAATTGGTGCAGCAGACCTGGACCGCTATGATGCCGACGCTGATGCCTGATGCGATCCTGACGCGGCTCGCGCCGAGAGGGCTGGCGTTGTCATTCGGGCGTGCCGGAAGAATCAACATTCCGACCCGATCCCGCACACCGTCACTCGCTGGGTCGTTCGTGGGTGAAGGTCAGGCCATCCCGGTGCGGCAAGGCGCATTCACCACGCAGGCGTTGACGCCCAAGAAGATGGCTGTCATCACCACTTGGACGCGGGAGATGGATGAGCATTCCATCCCGGCGATTGAAGGCATTCTGCGCGATGCCATTCAGGTTGACACTTCAGTGGCGGTGGATAGCGTGTTGCTTGACGCCAATCCGGCGACGCTGATTCGCCCTGCTGGATTGCTCAATGGTGTTGCGGCAACAACCGCAACACCGGGTGGTGGCTTGGCAGCGTTGATTGGTGACATCAGGGCGCTGATTGGTGCCTTGACG